CTCGCTCATCCTCTTCTGCATGTCTTTCCTCTCAGCATACCATCTCTTCAGCAAGCCGGGTATCACACCTTCAAATTCATATGTGAATATGGTACCATTGGCAGAGATCATCCATTGTCTGTTGCCATCGAACACAAGATCATACAGTTGTGCGGCACTCATTCTCACACTACTTCCATCTTCCCAATCAATGATTAATTCTGTGCCTTTATCTTGTTTCATCACTGCTTGATATTCCCAACAACCAAACTGTCCTTCCCATGCTGTGGCAAATGATTTGCCTTGATGTTTCGCTCTGTTTATTTCCGCTGATGTGATCACCGGACGTATCTGTCCTATAATAGTTTCTGGTCCCATGTTTAGAGCTCGAATCACAGCTGGATACAGCGAATTTATGTCCACAGATCCTATCCAGTCATGTATGCCTTTTTTGGGATACGCCACATATGCTCCTGCTGCTGATTCCACGGGTGCATTATCATCTCTTCTAACTCTACCTGGCACTATCATGCCCCTGCGATGTGCTTCATTGATAATAGCCTGTTCTGTAACTGCTACTGCTCCCATGGTGGTCTCTAACAACACAGTGTTTTGATGTGCAATCTCATTCGCTAATTCAATAAACTTTAATTTCTTTTCTAATTTTGCCAAAAGATTACAGTCTTGTCTATTGTATTCTATAAACATTCCAAAATCATTGTTGTATAATTGATCTAATGATCCTTCATACACAGTCTTCTTCTCATCCAATTCCCATTCGCCTATGGCATCTAAACGATAACTGTGTCGTTCTTCATAGGTATATTTTCTATATAATTCTAATAAATCCAGATGTACTCGACCAATCAAATCATAACTGATCTGTTCTCTGCCATATTTTTCAAATGTTCTTTTCTTGGGTTTCTCTCCCCAAAAACATAATCTACGAGTGTCGTCAGAACTCAATACTTTCTGTATCCTGCCCACCACATAGGGCATATCGTATCCTTCTGAATTCCACCCACTGATAACATCGCCCTCGTCCACTAATGTTAGGAAGGCGTCCAGCATGTCCTTTTCTTTCTCGAACAGCATCACGTTGCTGAACCTCTCCACCTGCAGCTTGGCATCCGCCATGCTGAGTCCCCTGGGAGGAATTGCAAATGTTACCAATTGGTCTGTCCAGTTTAGATAACAGGTTATGGCAGTGATGGGCATGAAAGGATCATCTGTGGTGGAATATCCTCTCTGCGGATCAAAGTCCACTTCAATGTCAAAGAACACCACATTGAGTTTGGGTGCGTCCTTGCCCAGATAATTTTCTTCCAGGCAACGGAAAACAGGATTGATATCCTGCTCGAACAATTTCTTGTTGCTCCTGATCTTTTGTTCTTTTATAAATTCCTTGAATGTGCTGCAAGTGACTTTCTGCAGGGATTCACCATGTATGCTTCTGTGCTTGCCTCGGGCATCGGGATAATAGAACACATATCTGGCATCATAATCCACGAAACGTCTTTGTCCATTGGCATCACGCTCCACGACAAATACTTTGTCTTCATCTCTCTTATAATATGCGTCTATGTAACTCATTTAAAAAATACTAGATAATTGCCTATGCAATTCATCACTGTGAACCAACTGGCCAACATAGTTATCCATAGGTTCCTCCTGCGATATGCAGAATAGGCCATGGTAGTGGATCCTATCAGATAGAAAGGAAACACCAAATTCATTTGTGGATGTGGACTGGTGAATGTCAGCACCAAAGAACCAAATACAGTGAATATCAAAGAGATCAGTTCATAATAGAATGCCACATGATCTGTTCGATAACTATTGACCCAAAATTGTTTTATGACGACATACACTAGATTTTGCCCGCCGCCGCCAATATCGAATCCAATAAGTCCATGTCATCTGCCACAGATTTATAATTGTCCTTGTGTGCGATCGCGATGGCCTTGTTCAACATGGCTGGTTTCATTTCCAACTCTTCGGCCAATGCTTTCACTGTGTCTCGCAGTCCTGCCTTGAGATCATCTACTTCTCCCAATACCTGTGATCCTTCTTTGATCAGTTGTATCAGTTTAGTTTTTTCTGCTTCGTTGAAATTTCTTCCTGACATATTATCTCCTTTTTTCTATGTATTATATTATTCTTTATGTTTTAAATCAATGAGTTTATATTTTACCATGATCTAGAATAAAATTATTAATTTCATCAACAACCTTGTGTTCAATACCTCTAAATCCGTGATAACCCACAGAAAAATGAGGACATCCTTGATCTATGCCGCCATTAAGTTCTGAATATCTTGTCGATGAACTATTTGTATCATTGATAATTTTTTTAGCTATTTCGGGGTGTGTTCCACCACAAGGATCTTCTGCGTGTTGAATAATCAGTAATGGTTTAGTCATTGTATTGAGAAAATATTTCATTTCATCTAGTCCTATTTCTCGCCATCTAAGTTTCCACCATGGATTTAAAAATATTATTCCTTTATAGAGATGATTATATTGGTTGATGTCATGTATCATTGATATAATATTTGCACCTGAACAATGTCCCATTAGCCATAACTGCGAGTTAGTCAAACTTTTTATGTGCTCTAATATTTTTTCAATATCTGTTATAAAAGTATGTATTTCAAATAAAATTTTATTTTTTAAAAATAAATCTTTTTTTATTCTTGCATGATGTTGAATATAAAATTCTCTAGCTTTTGTGAACCATTTTTTTTGAATATAAAAGTTTTTAAACCATATTTTTCTTTTTAGATCTTTTATTGCATTTATACTACTGTTGTAAGGATCTAAAGGATCATCTGGAAGTAAGCTCATTCTAGATGGCCAGGCGTGCTCTAATGGATGATCTGGGTCAATTATAATTAAATTTAGTTTTTTTGCAATGCAATATTCAAAGAAAGGCATAATTAAACCATTTGGCATGTTGTTAGAATCTATAACATAATATTTGCTATCTCCTCCAAGAATAGATACTATTGTATCTGTAGCATGTTTGTGTAATAATGAAATAAGTTTGTATTTGTTACCGTTAATAGTATGATACGATATTTTCACGGCATAGTGCTTTTTTAAATTTTCAATATCGTTGTCTGTGGCTTGATGTCCATGCTCAACAGGATCTTCGGGCAAACCCCATTCTCCCCAGCCCCGAGGGTTCATTATATCTAAATCAAGTAGTCTAGAAGTCATACAAGTAGTATATATTTTATCTAGGTAATGTGCAATTATTTCTTGTTTTTTACTTTTTCCCAACAAGATTCAAACCATGTTCTCAAATTGCCTTGGATGGCTTCTGGCAAGATCAACCCACCGGATGTCTTGGAATAACTGATGCCTTCTAGAACAGCCTTTATTGCTTCATTTTTGGTAATCTTTTTGTTAGATTCTTCTGTTTTGGGATTGGGATTACTCGGAGATGGCCTCGGTGCTTCTTCTCCCATTAAATGCACTGGATCGTCGATAAAGTTTTTTATTTTTCTTAGTCCTCTGGAACCTGCGCTGTTGGGTCTTTCTACCTGCGTATCAGAACTGACATGTCCATGATCTTTTAGACGTATCATGTCATCTAGATATTGCTTGTATGAAAAAAATGGCATCTGGCTCATGTGCTTGTATTTATTGCCACAGCACCATCTTGAAACGTTCCTTCTCAATGCCAAAGAATTGAGTCTTCCAAGCGCTCTGATGGAAGAAGCCCAAGTGATGCCATTCGCTCTTGCGTTTGATCATCTCTGCGGCAGCGGCCTCCCAGTCAACTGACAGCAAGAATTTTTCGATGTGTGTCTTCTTGTCTGCGATTTCATCGTGGTCAAATCCATCGTATTCCCAATGCAAAAGCTCAAAAACATTGCCAACATGGTCCGCATAGTCCACGCTGATGTCCATTCCCCACTTTGGCCGCATCTTAACAATCTTATAGATCAAATTGTTGTGCTGAGCCCACCCCTCTAGTTGTGCCAGCGCCGCACCAGCATACCCTTTTCTCTCAAACAACAAGGCATGATTGATGTGGGCACCGGTTACGGAATTTTGTTCATCCACGAACCAATCCGTTTTCAAGGCATAGTGATTGGGTCTGTGCCAACGCCCCGCCTGTCCATTGGCCTCCGCGTATAGCCTCTCCAAGGGTGTGAGGTCATAGCCATTTTGGTCGAACAGTTCTATCTGTGCCGTCGAAGGGAGTGATTCTTGATCTATGGGACTGCGGAAATAGGGATCCGGATTGAATTGATTGTGTGTAGGTGCTAATCTCATGCACCATTATTTATTTGATTATTTCTTTTCTTCGGAAAGCTGATCTTTGTATGGCAGTGCTGAGGATTCAATGAAGTCCAGTTCGGTCAATGCTTTTTCGACCGCCGCTGGATCAGCAAGTGTGTGAACTATGAAGCCATCATAGGCCGTTGGATCTGGTTCCACCTCTGCCTTGATGCCTTTGGCCTGCAGCTCCATCTTTATGGCCTCTGCATATTTCTCGTCCACTGGCTTGTCTAGCCTGAAGTCACCTCGTGCTCTGAATGTCAATTCTCTAGGTTCTGTCTCGCCCTGGTATCCTGATGCCTCATCTGCTGACACCTCTGCTGGTGCTAATTCTGTTGTTGTCTCCTCGTTGGCTCTTTTAAGTGCATTGGCAACGCTGGGATGATTTGATAGACCTTTTGCAAGTTTTTCTATGGTGTTCACTGCGCCGGTGTAATCACCACCCTTGTATCTGGGATCATTCAATATACCAAATGCTTGTTTTATCTGTGTGTCTGAATATTTTTCTTTTTCGTCACCATATTCTTGCACCACTTCTTCTGCCTTGGTTTCTTCTTTTTCTTTTTCTGCGATAACTTCTTGTTCTAATTTTTCTGCGTCGGCGATAATTTCTTTAGTTTCTTCAGTTTTGACAAGAATGTTTGATGATTCTTCATTGTACACTGCCTCATTGTCTGAGATGTTATTATATAACTCGACCAATGCTGATTCGTCACATGATCGGATATACTCTTGGATATCTTTTTGCACCACTTCTCTGAACGTCTTTGCGTCATAGGTCTGTTCTTGTTTTTGTTCTGCCTTGAGTTCCGCCAGTTTGGCTTCCAATTCAGCAATCTTGTCTAGTCTATTACTTACTTTTTTTGCTTCTTTGATAATTTTTCCTGCGATAGAGTTGTCTGATTCTTCTATGGCCTTCGTGATGTCGCTCTTCTCGCCAGTGATCGATTCAATTAATTTTTCCGCCTTGGCCGAGATCTTGGTCGGCTCCTTGAATTCCTTGATGCCGGCCAATTTGGCAATGTCAGCCAATGATATTGATCTGTCATCCAGCACTCTGGGCTCTTTCTTTGCTGCTTCTAATAATTCCTGACGCTCTTGTTCTGGAGAGAAATCGCTCAATTCATTGAGTCTTTTAACAAGTTTTGCGAAGTCGTCGTGTTCAAATTTGCGTGCCATATGAAGTATTTATTAAAACCAGTATTATAATAATATATTATTATTTGGGCTTATGCTAGTGTGCTTTGTTAAAAATCACTTGGTTTTAACGTTTTTAGCAGCACCTTTGCGGTTTGGGTTAGGGTCTTGTCTGCGTTTCCTTGCTCCTGCTTTGGCGCGGCCTTTCTTGCCCAATGCATAGGCCTTGCTTCTGGGCA